TCATTTTGGTTGGGAGCTTCGGCTCCCACCTATAACCATAGGAGATTAATATGGCCGACATTACAACATCGACTACGATCATCGACAACACACATGAGTGCGTATTTGCATTCCAATATCAATATGTCGATGGTGGGAACGAAAGCGCAGTGGCTAAAATAGATGTGTCTGCCCTCGCGGCAAATGCAAATGGCGCAACCTGCACGGGTATACGCATTGTGGAATGCCATTGGATTTTGCATGGAATGACAGTTGAGGTACTGGCAGACGCAGATACTGATATTATTGTTTTGCATCTGGCAGAAAATCAGCAGGGATACCAAACTTTTGAGAAATTTGGTGGGCTACCCAATAGCGCGGAATACGGTGCTAACGGCACAGGCGACATCAAGTTTACAACAACTGGGGCTGGAGCGGCTGGCGATGCATATCAAGTGATCATTCGCGCCGTTAAAAAATATTGATAGAGGTACGACATGGCCACTTCGGGAACAGTTGGATTTAGGCCAGACGTTGAAGAGATATTAACCGAAGCGTTTGAGCGCTGCGGCCTAGATCCACAAACTATGACTGGTGACAGGTCTGTATCAGCACGTCGAAGCCTTAACCTGCTCTTTTCGGAGTGGGCAAACCGTGGCATAAACTACTGGACAGTCACCCAGAACACACTGACACTGGTTGATGGCCAGACAACGTACACACTTCCAGCAGGCACTATCGACATTATGGATGCCGTAATCCGCGATAGCTCTGGGACAGATACGTCTGACCAATCCATCAATCGAGTGTCAATCTCTGACTATAACCAGCTTCCGAACAAGACATCAGCAGGTAAACCAAGCCAGTACATGCTAGATAAGCAGTATACGCCTGTGGTCTATCTGTGGCAGGTGCCTAACACAACAACGTACAGCATGATATATTGGGCCGTTAATCAGCTAGAGGACGTCACAGCCTCAAATCAGGACGCTGACATACCATACCGCTGGAACGAATGCATCTGCGCTGGTTTGGCAAGCAAAATATCTCTTAAATACGCCACAGAGAAATTCTCAATCCTAAATGAGATGTATGAACGTGCCTTTGCCTTTGCAGCGGCCTCTGATAATGATGGTGTAAGTTTGAGGATTCAGCCAACTGCGCTGAATTTATACTAATGGCCAGATATGCAAGCGGAAAAAAATCCCAAGCAATAAGCGACATAAGCGGTCTTCGGGTTCCATATACCAAACTGAGGACTACTTGGGATGGCTTGCGTGTTTCTCCAGAAGATTTTGATCCAAAGCAGCCGCAGCTTACGCCTGCAAAGAATGTTGTTGACGCAACCGCACTCTTTAATCCACGCCCAGATACAGATCCAGAAAATGTTGTTGTCTATATCGGGTTCACCCAAGATTGGACAATTGACCCACGTCTCTTGCCGCCAGTCGGAGTTCCATCAATAGGTACTGTTGGCTATGTTAATTTAGAAATAACGCCTACCCAGACAGGCGTTGGTGGCACAGGAGCAGTTGGCACTGAGACACTAGAAATGTCGATTAATGAAGTTGGCGTAGCTGGGACGGGCGGCGTAGGCGTAGAAGTTCCATCCGCTGTTGTCACGGGCGTGTCTGGAAGCGGTGGCACGGGCGGTGTCGGCATTGAGGCTCTCAGCTTATCCATTGATGAGGATGGCGTTGCAGGCACGGGCGCAGTAGGCGCGGAGGCTCTCATCTTATCCATTGATGAAACTGGAGTTGCAGGCACGGGTGCTGTAGGTAACGAAAGTGTATCTATAGATGAAAGTTTCTGGGGTGCGGGTGACTGGGGCGAAGAGACATGGGGTAATTAAATGAACTATACAACTTTAGTCGCAAACATTCAGGATTTCTTGGAAGATGATTCCACAGAATTAACAAATTCTATCGACCAGATTATCGATCAGGCTGAAACAATGATCTTTCAGCGTCTGCCTAATCTGCCGTGCTTTAGAAAAATCACCACAGATAGCCTTGTGGCGGGAACCGCAGAATATACCGTAGCATCAGCAAGAATGATCCGTCAGGTATCTGTCATCTCATCTAACGTGGTATCCTACTTAAACCACAGAGTAGATTCATATTTGCGAGATTACTGGCCAAATGCAACAACGCAGGGTACGCCTATTATGTACTCTACAAAGAGCGCCAGCACGGCTGGTATGGTCATTACACTGGCACCTACACCTGATGCCGCAGATACAATACAAGTGGACTACATTGCCCCAGAAACGGGGTTAAGTTCTGGTAATGCAAACAACTGGATTAGCGACAACGCAGAGGCCGTGCTATTGGCCGCGTGTTTATATGAAGCTTCGGCTTTCTTAAAAGCAGGCGAAACTCTGGCCTTATACAAGACACAATTTGACGAAGCGGTGCAATTGTTGATACAAGAGATGCAGCGCGATTACGCAGCAGAATATAACGGAGGCATATAATGGCTATTACTCAAGCAATGTGTACACTATTCAAGAAGGACGTTATGCTGGGTGATCAGCACTTAGACAGTGATACACTTCATATTGCACTATACACAAGTTCAGCAACACTGGATGCAACCACAGACGGCTACATAACAGCCAACGAAGTGGCCAGCGGCGGTGGATATACCACTGGTGGCAATGCCTTGGTAAGTACGACAGTAGAAGAAAACAGCACCAGCGGTGTGTTTGATGCGGATGACCCTGAGTGGACAAGCGCAACATTCACGGCGCGGGGCGCATTAATCTATAACAAGACGCTGGGCGATGCCTCATCAAACACACGGGGCGCAATTGCCGTCTTGGATTTTGGTGGTGATTTCACAGTTGCAGGCGGTACGTTTAAGATCGTATTCCCTGCAAACACTGCATCAAACGCAATAGTAAGGATCGATTGATATGGCAAGCACCTATGTAAATGACCTTCGCCTTAATGAGATGGCAACTGGCGATGCGTCAGGCTCATGGGGAACAGTCACCAATACGAACTTAGAACTCATTGGCGAAGCCTTTAGCTATGGGACTGAAACCATTGGCGACGCGGATTCAACGCTTACCATTGCAGATGGCGCGGCTGATGCTGCGCGGTCATTTTATCTAAAGATCACGTCAAGCGTGGATCTGACAACAACTCGCATCGTTACGCTTGGGCCAAATACTGTCAGCAAAGTATGGATGATTGAAAACGCCACTACTGGCAGTCAAGTCATCACAATCAAGCAAGGCAGCGGCGCAACAATCAATGTTCCAAACGGCCAAGTAAAGATGATCTCAACAGACGGCGCTGGCAGCGGCGGCGCTGTGTTAGACCTTCTTGTCGATGTGGATCTAACTGGCACAACAACTCTGGTTAATCTTGATGTGTCAGGCGCAGTTGATATTGCTGGCGACCTAACACTGAGCGCAGGCGGTGACGGTGCGTTGCGGTTTACGGCTGCAAGCTCTGTGAAAGTGCTTGATAACAATGCGGCTGCATTGGTCTTTGAGGAAGCTGACAACGCCTACATGACGTTTGTCACTACAGATGGATCTGAGGCTGTTAAGTTTGATAAGGCATTGGACATTAATGCCGCGACACAAATTGATGCTACAGTCACAGTTGGCGTAGACGACACTGGCTATGACGTTAAGTTCTTTGGCGCTACTGCAGGGAAGTACATGCTTTGGGATGAATCTGCTGACACTTTGAAAGTTTCTGGCACAGTTGATGTTGGCGGTGTAACAAATCAAACAGTAGCCGTTTTAAATGCAAGGTTTAACGGTGCAGCTCTTGAGTTTGGGCATGGAAATAACAGTGCAGGATATTACGGCACCGCTGGTTCTTACGGCGGCAACGGTCAGCCATACATAGGGTTCAGTTGCTATGCTCAAGAAAATCTAAACCTTTTTACTACCAACGGCCATAAAGGAAACATCATCACAGGCGACCTTTCAGGCGGCCTAACATTTGCACAGATTACAACTGCAACTGGAACGGAACTAAGCCCCACAACCCGTATGACGCTGGATGCCAGCGGGAACTTGGGTATTGGGGCAGGAAGTGCGCTCACAGGTACCTATCTTAGTAAGGCATTTGTTTATACCGCTGGCGGCGCAAATTTCGCTATTGGCGGTTCAAGCGACACTAACGATGCAGTATTAAGCCGATTTACCTCCTTTAACATATCCAATTCTAACTCTGGCAATGAAAGCTCTGCTAATTTTTATGGAGTAACAAGCATAGAATCTATTGTGGTCACCACAGACAGCAATGCAGGAGATGATAGCGGCGGTTCTCTACTTTTTAAGACCAAACCAGAAGCAGGCGCTTTGCAAGAAGCCATGCGCATCAGCTCGTCAGGCCGTG